AGCATAGAAACCTGTTCCATTTCCCGGATTCTACGCGCAAGACGGTGTTTTTTTGCCAACAGTTCCGTTGGCCTTGTTTCCACAATCCTATCCGTAAGTTCATTATAATGCGATTCAAGGCATTGCCGCAACAATTGAATATCAATCGGAGCATCTTCTTTGTCCAAAACCTTCAAAGCATGTGCAAAAATTTCTTTTTTCGCCGTAAGCAATTCCCTTGTTTGGTTTATGATATCTATTTCATGAACAATGGCTTTCAATTCAGCATCCATTTTTTCCACACATTTGGACGATCCCATAGATTCCAATTCCTGAATAGCAAGAATCAGCATATCAAATTCAAAAGATGAAAGTTTTTTAATGAAATCTTGAATCATGGTGTCGCTTTCACTTTTTGGGGTGCTGCATTATTGATATGGGGTGTTCCAAAGAACAAACACGGCGTCAACGGTGAACCGGCTACCACCAATGGAAACAATGCCGCCCCATCACCAATCTGAATTTCCTTTCCAGCTACCGGTGCGGTTATTTTCACATCACCCTGTGCTGTCATTTCGATATCCTTATTCGTAACCATGCTGATATTGCCTTGGTTATCGAATTGTAAGATTGTACTACCGTTCGCATGTACGATTTTCAGCACGTTATTCTGTGCATCGAATACGATTTTTGCCCCATCCGGTGAATCGAATACCCGGACATTCGGGAATCCAGCTTTTGCATCCGGTTGCAATTCGGAATTACCGGAAGGTGCTGGTATCCATCTACCACCATAAATCGGTTTATTTGGATCACCTTCAATGAATTCAACCCAAACTTTGTCACCTATTATTGGCATCCATGTAAACCGGTCATATGGATATGCCCAATCAGATTCGTCATTACCATATACTGCTGGAACACGTAATTTCACACGCCCAATTTTTCTTTGGTCATCTACAGTGGTTACAGTTCCGCGATATTTACCGTAAAATCTATTCATTTCTGTTCAAAAGCATCCTTAGTTCTGTATGTGCTCTGTATGAGTTCTGTATCAACCCCATTCTGTTCAGTTTCATGTCCTTACGGAACCGGCACTAACACTTTTTTCCGTGACATCATCCTTGCCGCCTGATGTTGGCCTATCCAAAGCATTCCGATTCCCAACAAGTTGGCCTGTCACAATCGCTTTTTCAACAAATGCACGTGCGCATTCGATATCACAAGTGTATGTATTACGATGAATCGTATGAATAACCGATTTCACGTAATATGCGCCGTTAAACCGGCCTACCCCGCGAATATTTATCAATTTTCGGGGATGGATTAATTCATTGCCATTGCATTTCAAACGCGCCCTGACAACGTATTGCCCGGCCTGTGTGTAACCATCTACAAACCGTTGTGCTTCATCCTGTGTCAAGAATTGGCCTTGGTCAATCAAGAATAGTTTGCGTACCGCCGCAAGACTTTGCCATGAAACATAACCATTATCTTCCTTGACGATTGCTGATTGCCCTGTTGGTATGCCCTCTACATCAAATTGACGGCCTTCTAACGGGTCATAATCGGAAACCGCCACCGTTACCGCCCGTCCCTCAGATTCAATCGTAAAATCAGCGGATTGTATTGTTGTACCGTCTTTGGTAAGATACCAGTATTCAACTTCGATAGGTTCTTCCCGGATCCCGTGAAAATGCAACATGTCCTGTTCAACGTAAAATTCAAAACCGTTCAATTCCGCAAGTTCTATGAGTAATTGATAATCCGTTTTTCCAGCTTGCATGATTCTTGGATAGGCTTGGTCTGTAGCATCAATATCAGTATCCCATCCGTATTCGTTTGCAATCTGTGTTGCTATTTGACTATGCGTTCTGTCGATGAAAACACGCCTTTTTCCTTCACGTGTGGATTGAATTGCTGTTCCGTATCCCTTGACAACAATGATTCCAGATTGCGCCGCCCGGAACATCGGGTTTTGTAATTCAAAATAATCACGTACCTCAAAGCTAGTATTTAAGTAACCAGTCTTTATCTGTGCAATTGCGCCGGGTGTGAATAAGTCATCATTCGCCATGTTCATATTGTTGTTCAGAAATACCATCTCGGCATAGTTTATCATCCCTTCTTTTTCTTCAATCATCAAACGCATGACAGCATCTAAATAGCCCTCTTTTCTCAAATTACGTTTGTTGATTACAATATCCATGATGGGTACACGTTCGCTAACGAAACCACGGGTAACGCCGCGTTCAGAAGTTGGGGATGTGCCTGTACCGCCAATTGTGGTCATTAAAAATCTGCCATGAATTCTTTGCTTGGTAGAATTATGGAATCTAGTAAAACCAATTCCTCAAATCTCGAAAGATTATTGACTTCCGCTAAAACCCACCCCAAGCGTGATTTTCCGTATTCATTGAATGCCATTAAATCAATCAATTCCTCTGATGAACGCTGCCGAAACATCTTGAAATCATCGCCAACATCTTCCATCGTTACCGTATTGGTACGCAAATGCATAAAACGTGATTCATTACCATCCGCATTGATAATGGACGTGAATTTCAAACCTTCATAACGAGAACCGCGAAATATCGGCATTTTTAACCCTCTGACTCTTCTGAACGTTCGGTTGGTATCGGTAAATATTCTGATAATTGTATGGATGCATCCGCTTCAAATGGTGTACCCGTCTGCGTATTCAACCGTAAAACTGATATGCTCAATCCTGTTAATTTGCAATACATCGAAAATTGCCCCCCAAAAAATGATAGCAATGGTGGGGGAGCCGGTTCATTACGTTCCTGAATCGCCTGAATTTCGGTTTCAAGATAATATACCAAATCTATGTCACGCTTACTGGTATATTCCAATTCATCTTGCAGTTCAGTAAGTCTTTGCTGGTCTACCTCAGATAATCCGGTACGCGGTTCTGCAAACCTTTGGAGCATATCAAGCGCGGTAGAACAGAGTGGCAAACTTCTGCTATATGCCCGTGTGTATTGGTCTGCAAACCTTGCTGTGAATTTAACAACTCTCGGTTGACGGCCTTGATATTGCGGAAACGAGAATCCACCCGCATTATCTTGTTTGGAATATTTTATGTTATATGTTATATCCAATTGTTCTGGCGAAAGCGGGAAATCAATCAGATAGAATTCAGGATCATACGGATATTTCGCCTTCGTGTACGGGTCTACATTCACGGCCTGTAACCGCATTAAGCGTTTTTGTTGGTTTCCAGTGGTCATCCTACACCCCCTGTACGGATTCTGAATCCACCGGAACGTAACAAGTCATCATTTGACATTTCCTGTGTGTATCTTGCAATTTCTTTACCATCAAGTTCAATAACAATCGGAACAACAATATTCGGTGACATCATACTTGCCAATTTGTCAATCGGTGCAATTATTTCAGGGACTTCACCGACTTGTGCAATAGTTGGACGGGTGACAAGCCCCCCCTCTTGGAATGCCGGTACTGGAATCACACCACCCGCCCCACTTGTCGGTGCTATCGGTGTTGCCCGTTGAACACCAAATGGTGTTATCATCGAAGATAATATGCCAGCGGTTTCAGCGGTATTCTTTGCGGTTTCCTCTGTTGCTTGCGTTTGTTTTGCCACACCCTTTACCATTGATTTTATAGCATCGCCTAATCCACCAAGGGTATTATCCAATTCAGTAGCGATTTTTGGAATTTTCGGAATCAAATCAGCATCAACGCCGGGAATTGCTTCTAATGTGGTATTCATAATGTCGATTGCACTGTTGATAATCGCAATGAATTGATTCAATATAGCCCCAAACACGTTACCAAAGAAGTTTGAAATGGCGGTAATAAACCCATGCTTTTTCAAATCCACAAAGAACATGATTACTGATGCTATCAAGTTGAACATCAAGCGGATTTTCTCGAAAATTACTGTAAATATATGCCCGATGAACGCAAACAAAGGCATCATTGCTTGATATATTGTTGTAGTAGCATTTATTAGCACACTGATAATATTTGTAATAATTCGTACTACCACGCCAACAATTAATCCAAATGTTTTCAAGAAACTACCGGCTTCCTGTCCTTGTTTCTGAAACATTGGAAAGATTTTCATAATCGCTTTCCAAATCGTGTCAAACAGTAACTTGAAAGACTCTTTCAAAAGCATCAAATCATCTTTGATACCGGATAACCCCGCCATTAAACCGAGTTTCAGATTTTCCCAAAGATTCATTATGATTGCTTGAATTTTTTGCCATTGATACGTGATGAATGCAATAACCAAGGCGATAGCGACAAAAGCCGCCAGAATGTACGGTAACGCCGCCGCAAGCGCGGTAACTGCTGTAGTAATAATCCCCATAATAGCTGCAAATCCACCAGCCGCCGTGATAGCGATAGCAAAACCACCGATTACACCGATGATTGCGGCTAAAGCCCCGGCGATTATTCCCAAAACAGTTGCAATGCCAAGGAATAAACCCATCAACCGCTTTACTTCTGGTGATGCATTTACAAGTACATTTACAAATTTAATCAGAATACTTAATAACGGTTTGATAATCGGGTATAATTGCTTGGCAAGTTCCATCCGTAAATTCTGAACAGAACCTACCAATGTTGCCAGCATTTTACCAAGTGTTTCGTTTTGTAATGCAAATGCTTTTCCTAAAGATGCACCTTCTCCATATACCTTATTGGTCATTTCTAAGGATTGGCGTAATTTATCGGCATTCTTCGATAGTTGGATAATGCCCGTTGCCGGTCTACCCTGCAATCCGAATTCTTTCAAGGCTTCGGCCTGTTGTGTGAACGGTAAATCCCGTATCTTGGTCAACATTTCGGTGATTACAGGTGTGGCATTCGTATCCAATTGTTTCGTGAATTGCTCTACAGGCATACCAATAAACTTGGCAAAATTTGCGGAAAATCGTGGATCGGCCATGTTTTGAAAAAGACGTTGAAAAACTGTACCTGAACGTTGTGCGGATACCCCCATATCCAACAATGAACCTGCCATTGTCATAATATCTGTGCTGGAAACACCAGCCGCCGTTGCCAAGCCGCCAACACGGTTCACAACTTCTGCAATTTCAGGTGCAGTTGTAGCGAATGACTGGTCTACAAATAACAAGGCTGAACCGAGATTTTCCAGTTCATTAAAGTTGGTATTCGTGACCTTAGCCATCCGTCCAAGCATTTGGACTGTATCGGCCTCTGTAGTGCCTATAACAGCCGCTAATTTCGCAGACATAAAAGATAGGGACTCGACGCCTTCCGCGCCGTGAGTCATTGCTACGCCCATTCTACCAGCCGCTACCGCCGCTTCTCCAAGCTGATTCGCGGATAAAGGTAAATCACTGGATAATTGAATAAAGCGTGACCGCAAATCATCCACTTGATTTCCTGTAAGCCCGGTTACACGGCCCAATGTCACAACCGTACTTTCAAATTCGGCTTCCTCTTTTACCCCCTGTGCTAAAATGTTCTGAAAAAATTTACCGGCTTTGGCTAAGAGATTCAAAGCCATTGTCAAACCGACAACAGCCGCCCGTACCCGAATGGTATTTCCAGCAGTTTGGACAAGCCCCCGGTTCATATTGCCCAATGTACCTGACATCTGATCCTGTGCGGATAAGACAACTCCAACATAAAGATAACGGGTTAAGGCCATTTTTCATCTCCGGCGTGGCCTACGGACTTTCGATTTTGTCTTTTCGGCAATTCGTTTCTGTTCTTCCAACAGTTGAGCACATCTTTCAAAAATCCCGTTTCGTGTTCTGTCCGATAACATCAAAAATTCGGAAGGTTGTATTCGCAATACTTTTGCCGCCACAAAGTATTGGTCTAACAACTTATCCAGCCCGTCCTTGGATTCTAACTCGTCGTATTTACCGACGGCTAGGAACGGGTCTTGAATAAAAAATCCACATCCCCGATATCCACCCGGATTTGTTGACCGCATTGGTAACATTCCACATTGTACAGGAATGACGGCCCCGGTTGAATGTCATTGTATTTTTCTTCAACCCATTCAAGGATGCGTTCAGGTATCGTTTGACAAAAATCAATTGAAAAATCCGTTTTTTCTTTTGATACATTTCCAGAATCATCAAAGATAAGCATCTTTCGCAAACATCGTGAATACAGTTCAAAATTAGCCAGCGCGGGATTGGATTGCAGTTTTGGGCCGATTTCAATCTGGTCTGTACCATTCATATACCTTATATGGATTTCAAGTTCTGGTAATCCATCGGCTTTATCTTCATCTGTTGTGCGCAAAACTACTATTGATTCACCGTTGTCACGATAGTAATCTTTTTCTGCTTGAACGTTTCCTGAAATGACTTTGTTAAGATCAATATTTACATCATTCAACTTTTCACATCTTTGATTCTGACACGTAACCTTACCTGTTAAAATATGACTCATTGAAAGTTTACGGATTTCAAGCAATAGATGGTTTCTGTCACCAACGGTAAGCGAATTCAAATCAATGGGAGTGACGGTTTTACCACCAATTGTTTTGACGCAATCACCGAGAATCACGCTTAAAACCCTTCCGGGATTTATTTTGTTCTGGCTTACGCGCCGTTGTTTTTCGAGATTTAAACGGACTTTACCGGAAAGTTCCACAAATGTTGCGTCTTTGTGAACATCATCACCGCGCCATAAACCGTGTGGTAATTCGGTTTTTCCCGTGGAAAGTTCAAAGAATTGTTCAGTCATTGGAAGCTCCCTGCCACTGACAAGGGGTTGATAAAATTGAACAGCGTACTACGCCACAATGTTATTAACCGGGTAAAAGATTTGCCGGGTTGATACCCGCAAACCAGTCATCCGGTAAACGAATCAAGCCATGGTGGACAACTTCAAAAGTTGCAATCCAGATTTCGTTACCGTCACCGGAAAGGTCTGCAAGCGAAATATTTTTAAGCCATGCATCTTTCATTTGCAATGCACGGCCTGTAATACCGTCCTTACCACGAATGTATATTTCGGGGTTTTTCAGGTATTCCAAACGGTCTAAGCCGTCTGCTGCCAAATCCACAAGTCCTTGACCGGCTTGCGATACCGCGCCATGCCACCTTTCCATGTATTCAGCCGCCAAATCGAAGGCAACACCACGTTCAAATGTGATGTTCTCAAACGTGGATTGACCGGGGTATTTTGTGGGGGTCATCGCATCTGTACCTTCTCGGTACTCGATTTCCTCAATATCCCCGAAATTCAAGCCGCTGATACTGGAAAAGCCGATGTTGATTCCAGAAATCAGGTCTGGAATACGGACAAGATAGCGCATGTTGCCCAAACGGTCGGCCTGTGTACCCTTTACAACGTTAATTTTTGTTACCATCTTTTTTTCTCCCGTGTACTACACGAAAAGGTATTCCCCTTGGATTATTCCTCGATTGACAATGAACCGTTACCGGTTGCAATGCGCAAAACAATCTTTTCAGCCGGAGCCGGTGGGTTAATGAACACGAAAACGTTCACGCGCCCCGCCGCTTGATCGGCAGCAGTATTGTTCTGGTCATTGCACGTCGCGTTAAAAGCCGAATTTTCATCGGATCGTGGAACAAGCCAACCATCCGTCCACATTTTGCGCAATGGTTTCTTGCATGTCGATGTGATATCACGGTAGATATCTTCATCAATGTTGTTAATCAGGATGAACGGGCGCAACACCAGATACAGTTGCCGTTTGGCGTATGTTGTTACATCCCGAATGTTGATGTAATGTTTGCCGTCTTGCTTGGTCTGCATGGTACGCCCACCCATCGGCAAGAATCCTGAACCTTTTTCAAAGCGTACAACATTGACGCCGATTGGATTCAAAATGTCTTGGTCAAGGTCGGTAGGTTCAACCGAAAGCCCGACAATACCGCGCAATGGGTAATTCGCCGGGATTTTATGCGGGCCTTGGTTTGCGGCAAAGAATGATGCAAGCCCCTGCATGTATCCATCCATCGGAATGTACAGCCGGGCATCCGCGTTAAGCGGGTCTGTCATCTGCGCCCAAGGCCAATAAATTGTGCTGAATGATGTGTCTTTTGCGTATTGATTCAGCCGCCAGTCCTGCATTTCCTCTGCTGTATCTTCGGAAAGCAAGCCAGCACCGCCGATATGTCGCACATCACCACGGTTTGTACAGTAATCAGCCGCCGCCTGTTGAACAGACAACGCCCCACCGGGAACAGACAGGAAATTCACATCCTTAATTGAATCAAAAGCATACAAGCCGCTTTTTGAAGGCTGATCCCCGATTAATTCTGTGCTACCAACCGTTCCATCAAGGCCACCGGCAAGATTCTGTGCTGAAACCGGTTCTGGAATCAACAGATAGCCGGTTGCCGGGGAAGCTGCATCCGTCAATTCAATCAATTCCGATTCGTTGGAATCCCCCGATAACCGGACTTCAATATAATCCGTTTCGTTTGTGGCTTCCATCGAAAGGTATTCATGTTCTTCACTTAATTCACCGGTATCATAGACTTCAAGTTTGAATTCGTGTGATACCACCAGTGAACCAGAGGGGAGTGGAGCACCGAGCGCAACCCCCGCCGTGAAAAACACTTCATTGTTCAAAACATGATCCACAACACCTTCTATCAGTGTTGTACCATCCGAAATTGTCACCCGCTGTCCTTTGACAAAATTGGACGCTTGCACAACTTCAAAGGATGTGATTGTACCCGCCGCAAGTGCAGCAGATAATTGTGTTGTGACTCTGTGCTGTGAATTCGTATACACATCCGTACCGATTGCTAAACCGCCAACCGGTACTGTGACAGGTTCCGCAAAGGTCACAATTTTTGTGGCTACGCTTATGGATTGAACAATGGCAATGACATGGTTTGTTCCATCATCAATCCATAGGATATCACCACGTTCTACGCCTACGGTTGTGTTCAATTGACATTGGGTTTGAGCACCGGCAAGTAAAGCCGCGCCAAGGGTGAATGAGTCTTTCAGGAATGAAAGCTGAACAAGATTGTAATCCGCGCCAGACCACAAGGCATCGGCGGTTATTGTCGTGTTTTGCCCGGCATCTGATCCCGATTGTGAAACGGTTGAAAACCCGAAAACCGCATTTGCCGTTCCACCATTCACCTGAACAAAACCAGCCGAACCTAACGTTGTGGTTTGGATTAGCAACTTTCCACCATTGACGCTGACTGACACAACATCTGCACCCGCCGCCGCATCAATCTGTGTTTCAATGACGGACGCCGCTTGTGCTCCTGTCACATTGTCGATATCAGGAACATCACCTGTTCCAGATGGTGATACACCCGGAACAAGGCCGAATTGGGCGGTGATATCAGGATCAACATTTTGCAATTCGACAAGCGACGCTGTACCACGTTTGTCTGATGTGATATCGACATTCAAGAGATTGGGAGCGGCATAGCCACCAAGCAATTGCGCATTAACGGCATCAACAAACTGTGCTTGCGTTTCACCACCAGCAAAATTGATTGTTTGCCATTCGCCTAAATCAATGCGAACTTGCATTGTTTTTGGGCCGGGAATCAATGGCCCGCCAAGGCCACCAATTCCGGGATAAGTTGCGCGTGTGGCGTTGAAAGTTGCCGTCCAAGGCCCACCGGCTTCTGTTGTGACTTGTAAGGTATCACCCGGTTCAAGATTGAACGGTTCAGATGCCGTTGATTCAACTTCACCGTGTGTTGGAGCACCCCCCAAGTCATTAAAATTCTTTGAAGCGTTTGCCGCACCCGCGCCACGTGGACGCGAAATGTACAGACGTTGGCCTTTCTGGTCAAAAAAGTTTTTGACAAAATACATCCCATAGGAACTTGGGAAATAATCGCCAAACTTTCTTTGGGCTTCTGGAAGACCCGCAACAAGGGTAGGCACATTTTCCGGGCCGCGCCGAAAAGCTGCAACAACACCACCATTAGAAACAGGAATTTCAGGAGCCGCCGCCTGACCTTCCAATTCCTGTATGTACACATCGGGACGGAGCGTTTCTACCATCGGATAACTCCCTTTTTAGCTTTCAGTGTTTTTACCGAGTAACCCGCAACATGCGCCGTTGCAAACCACGCTGTACCGCAGGGCTATTGAATTGTTCACTCGTTAATTCCTTGGTTTCTTGCGGTTTCAGGTAGATTTCCACACCATCGGAAAGCCGTAAAACAAGCTGTTCACGTGTGCTATTACGAATGTTTTTTGCCATTGTTTATTCCTCTACCAGTTGCCGTTCAACTTTTCCAGTAACCCCCGGTGCAGTTGACAAACGAATTTGTTCAAGTATCGGGGAATCAGTGTATTCAAAGAAATCCCTTACTGCTTCGATTTCCATCACGCTTACCTTAACGTGTAAACCACGCTTTATAATATCATTATCTTCAAGCGGTGTAAATGTCAATATCGAAATGTCTTTCCATGATGCAATACTTTTTATTAACAGTTCTTTTGCTTGAAATTTTCGGTTTACAGCGTCATTTATGGCAAGTGCGGTTGTTTCGCGTGTGGAAAGGCAAGAAACCCGAAAAGAAATCCTCTCTCGCATCGGTTCAAATCGCCGCCTGAAAACCCCCTTGGATTCAAGTTTTTCGTAAATGTACGTTGTTCCTTCATCATAATCTACAACAGAATCCGGGAATTGTAAAACAATGGACGGTAAAACTGAATCATTAAATTCAGGATCAACGGCTATGAAAGATTCTGTAGACGCATTAAACTGGATTTCAATATCGGCATTTGATACTGGACTGGTAAGATTAATGACCGTTGGCGATGCCATAGATGCATACAGATTCACCAGCCTGTGTGGATCGTTTGTTATATCATAAACGGCTATTATACCGTGTACAGTTTGAAAATCTGTATCGAACGGTATCTGCACAACAGGAGCCGCGCCAACTTTTGTTGCGGTCGTACCACGAATAATAATATCATTATCGAAAAAGTGCTTAATTGTGCGTTTTACATCTTCGTGGAAATGATAAAATAATTCGTGATGAATAAAAACACCCTCAATTTCTGGCGGTTCACCATCCGAATTTGGGGTAAGAAGCATCTTGAAAGTGTACTGTTTTGACGGTAAAGCGGTAAAAAGTTGCGCAACACCAGCATCAAAATCACGCCAATCTGTCCAATCGTTTGGAATCGCAACCGCGTTCCATGCAACACCATCAAACCAATACCAAGTCACCCCATCTAAAGAGACACGAAAACCGATATCCGATCCATCCGGGATTGTACCCCTGATTTGAGCACCGGTTAAATCGGTTAATCCTTCCGCTGAAAATTCAGGAAACGTTATATCAGCCGGTGTAGTAGCTTTTCCACGTGAATCAAATTCACCATCATCTCCCAATGTGGGAAGTGAGCATATCCCATGACTTATGTACAGGTAATTCCCATCATAAGTGTAGGGCGTTGAATTGAAAAAAAGAAAATTCGCTGTTGGCATTACACATCTTCTGATTTCATGTCACATGCTATCGAACACACCCGCAATTTTTTCAATTAATTCATCTGGCAATCTTTCCATTTCTTCATCAATCGGTTCTTGTGCAAATTTACGCGCCGGTACAAAGTGTACAGTATTACCGATCAAGAAAAAACCCCCCATTTCATGCTTCACCGCCAATTCGGACGCCGTCATGCCGCTGTAGTGTGAACCTTGTGGCCCGGCTACAAAATCATCCCCCATTTTAACTGATTGAATACTCGCAAGCAATGCGCCGGTATCAATTAAGGGTGAATTTTGGCCTTTCAGCATGATGGTATATGGGGCATTTGCTGGTAATTCGCCGGATTTTATTTTTTCTCTTTGCTGTCTTACGATAGTATCAGCCGAATCCCCCAATAATTCTTGAATGGACTCCAATACTTCCCGTGCAAAAATATTGGGGTCTAATAATGATTCAAGTTTTTTCCAATCGCCTGTGCGTTCAATCTGAATCATGCGATGGATTCCCGCTTTTCATGGTCATATTCAAAATGTGCTTCTACCAATGTAAATTGACCACGTAACGGTGCAACTGGTACGACTTCAAAAATAACACCGTTTATGCTTGTTGCGCTTCCAGCCGGGCCAACTTCAATGACTTTATCACCTTTATGGAATGTAATACCAAGATTATCCAGATAGGCTTTCTTGAAAACACATTTCCCTTTGCCGGAACGGGTACTGCCTTCCCTGTCACCGGTCATTGTCCTGTCCATCGGCCTGTGATGCATTTTCATGTTCACTTGGCCTTCTAAAGTAAGAACATCTGGACGTTGTTTTGGGCCAACCGGTTCACGAAAATCATTGTCCTGTACGGTATCGGTAGATGATAACTGGTGAATAATTATCCTTTGAAGGTTCATCCTGAATGGAAAATCAGCGTATGTTGACATTAAACTGTTCCAAAATACGGTGGGATATCACCTATGAATGCTTGTAAAATCGAATCACATTCAGGATCACCCGTACCACCTTGCGCCAATGAATCGTAACCAGAGATTTTTTCCATCAATTTTGCATTCAATGTATACGAATAATTATCAACTTTTTCAGACACAATTGCGGATGCCATAGCTGAACTTGGGGTAAGGATAGATGAAAGGCTTGTTAAAGCCAAAATTGCCAACCGTTTGGTACAGTATTTAATCATCATCGGTATTTGCCCGAATGTCTTTATTTCTGTACCCGCTGGTATTTCAAACCGTAATACCGCGCCAGTTGCTTTATCACCCGCAAAAACAAGCCGTGTATTCGCCGTGTCAATGTCGGTTACAATCAGTAACCGGACATCATCAGCCGCAAGATAAATAGCCGCAACATCTCCGGCTTCCCATCCATCAACTGAATCGACTTCAACCCAATTTTGAGTCACGGGGGCGGTAGCTTGGGCAATTGCCGTTAATTCTTTTTCGTTATCAAGCCAGCCGAAAACACCTTCCACTTGAAGGTTTTGGCGTCCTTCGGGCCAAATAACTTCAATATTACCGGGAATGTAATAATCATTCGTAAACGGTAACAAAGTTGGGAAACTTTGTGATGGATCGGATACGAATTCAATCATACGACGATTATTCGAAATTTCGTAAACGGTCTGATCCGGTATGGAATACACGCGCCGATTCGGTAACAATCCAGATTCATCGAACGGTGAAAGCCTTGATGACCTGTCAGAAATGATTTCAATCTGTGATACTTTGATGAACTTTTTGTAGTCTGGCAGCTTGATAAAAGGCGTA